ATCAAATACTTCATCGCTTTTGAAAAGAAAAATAAGTAATAGGAGATTATATCATGTCATTGATTGGTGATAATAGCAAGAAAAGGACAGTTAACAGTCTGACTAAAGAAGAAAAGGTTAAACTTCGGAACACAATTCTCGAACTGGATTCATCTTTGACCAGAGTTGCTGCCGAAAGAGACCTCCAGAAAACTGCAATTGAAAAGATTTCTGACGAACTAGGTCTGGACAAGAAATTGGTTCGGAAACTTGGCAAGACACATTTCAAAGCCACATTCAAGGAAGAACAAGAAGCTAATAGTGACTTTGAAGATTTCTATGAGTTGATTATGAATGGTCCAGTGGAAAAATAATGACTTGCTTTCTTGACGGAATTATTTTAGGACTCTGTATTGCAGCTATCATAATGTTATTATTAAGGTGAATATATGACAGATGAATTTCTATTTTCTCAAAAGTATAGACCCAAGACAGTCTCAGACTGTATTTTACCTGATAGATTGAAAAAAGTCTTTCAGGAATTTGTTAACAAAAAAGAGATTCCAAATCTAATGCTAACAGGATCAGCCGGAGTCGGAAAGACTTCGGTTGCTCTTGCTATGTGTGAAGAACTTGGAATCAATCATTTATTCATCAATTCATCCGAGGAGAGAGGAATTGACGTTCTTAGAACCAAGATCAGAACATATGCTTCCACTATTTCACTGAACGGTGGAAGAAAAGTTATTATTCTGGATGAGGCAGACTATATAACTCCTGAAGCTCAGGCAGGTCTGAGAGGAGCTATGGAAGAGTTTTCTTCTAATTGTACCTTTATCTTCACCTGTAACTTCAAGGCTCGATTGATAGATGCTCTCCATTCTAGATCAGCTATCATTGATTTCACTCTGCACAATGACGAAAAGCCTAAGATGGCTCTCCAATTCTTCAAAAGAATTTGTTCTATTCTGGAAACTGAAAAGGTCGAGTTTGACAGTAAGGTTCTAGTTCAACTTGTCAATAAGTTCTTTCCAGACTTTAGACGAACTCTCAATGAAATTCAGAAATATTCTAACAATGGAAAAATCGATTCTGGAATCCTAAGTCAGTTAGATGATGTTAAAAATATCCAAGACTTGATCAAAGCTCTTAAGGAAAAAGACTTTAAGAGTATGAAAAAATGGGTTGTTCTGAACTCTGACATTGATTCGTCTAGAGTGTTTCGAAAAATCTATGATGGAATGTATGATTTCCTAAAGCCTGAAAACATTCCTCAGACTGTCGTCATTCTTGCCAAATATCAATATCAGGCAGCATTCTGTGCCGATCAGGAAATTAATCTGGTGGCATGCCTCACGGAAATGATGATTGACTGCATAGACTAATAAAAAGGTATATTGTTGATGGCAGACCTATTCAAAGATATTATTCCCTCTATATTGGAAACTAAAAAAGATGTTCTTATTGACGACGAAAAGGATTATGTTCCATTCGTCGTCAATAAGGCATTGAGTCATCATTATGATTGTGTTTTTTATGCTAATCAGATGAATATGATGCACCATTTAGATAAGAGACTACAATACCACTTTCTACTAAATAGAGTGCGAGGTTATAAAAGACCTTTTCAGAAGTGGCAAAAAAGAGAAACGATAGAAGACTTAGACGCTATTAAGGAATATTTTTCAATTTCTAATGAAAAGGCCAAAGAAGCATTGAGTGTTCTCCGAGCAGACCAGATTTCTGAAATAAAAAAATTCTTGAATAAAGGTGGAGTGAATAATGCTAATAAATCTGGACGATCTGGTAGAGGTAACATTAAATCATCCTGATGATTTCTTGAAGGTTCGTGAGACTCTTTCTAGAATAGGAATAGCTTCCAAGAAAGATAATACATTATATCAAAGCTGTCATATTCTACATAAAAAAGGAAAGTTTTACATTATTCATTTTAAACAACTTTTCCTTCTCGATGGAAAACAGAGTAACTTTACAGAAGAAGATAAGGCAAGACTCAATACAATTGCCAATTATCTTGATCAATGGAACCTAGTCAAACTAGTTGATCCAGAAAAAACAAAGTCTCCTTTGGCTAATAGAACTCAGATCAAAATCATATCTCATAAAGAAAAACATCTTTGGAATCTTGTCCAGAAATATACTATAGGCAAGGTAAAGAGTAAACAGGAATCAGTTTACTAATATGACTAAACTATCTTTATTTCAAAAGCTAAAAATTCAAATACAAGACTATGTTGAAAAAGGAATAGAGATAGGTGAAGAAACTAAGAAAAAACTATTGAAAGAAAAGGAATATCATGGCGACGATTCTAAAAATTTACAAAACTCATCCAGAGGTAGTTCTTCCTAAATTTGCCACTGAACAGTCTGCATGTTTTGATCTTGCATTTCAAGGTTACGGCAAAAATGAATATACAGGATACAATTCAGCAAATAAGAAATTTGTCAGACCTACTCCTAAAGGTCAAATTTTTGTGAATCCAGGTGAGAGAGTATTAGTGCCGACCGGACTCATATTTGACATTCCTAAAGGATATTCTGTTAGGCTTCATCCAAGATCAGGTCTGTCATTGAAAGAGGGCCTTGTCTTAGGAAACAATGAGGCTGTCATCGATTCAGACTATACTGACGAATTGATGATTATGATTTACAACAGATCACAAATCGGTCGTTGGATTTCCAATGGAGACAGAATTGCACAAGGAGAACTTGTCAAACAATCTTCTTATTCGATTGAAGAAATTACTTCTGCTCCTAAGGTAAAGACTGATAGAGTTGGTGGACTAGGTTCAACAGGAGTAACATCGTAACATGCCAGGAGTCCATAGAGATGGTGATTCTAGATTCTGTGGAGCAAGTACAGTTGTAGAAGGTCAATCTACAGTATATGCTAATGGAAAACTAATATCTGTAGACGGAGACCCAAATACTCATTCAGAGGGTAGAAATAAACCTATCTATGGAGCTAAGAACGTCTATATCGAAGGCAAGCTCATCATATGCGCTGTTGGAGATACCACTCATAATATAGATAATCTTCGGCATCCTCCTGGACCTGCTAATCCTAAAGGACATTCCAATGATGTGGCAGTCTATGGAGATATTGCTGGAGGAGGATAAAGAACTCTATTGCCCTATATCAACGAAACAATAAGAATAGGAAATTCAACAGGTAGAATAAAAAACTTCTATGCTAATGGTCTAATAGTAATTTATGACGTTAATGGAACTATAGCCGCCGGAGATACCATCACTTGTGATGACTCCGGCGAAACTATTTTACTCTCAAACAATTTCACCTTTGATTATAAATATGACATATATTATGACGACTATGCTTTTGAATGGTCTGATCCTAGAGTCATTGTTCAAGATGACGGAGCATTTATAGTTCAAGATGCTCATTTCACAGGTCTACCTTCTCAAGACTACCAGACTACAAATTTAATTTATCAAGAAGAAAACCCAGAACAATAATGCCAGTAGCTATTTCAAATTTAACTGCCACATGGGCTAATTCAGAAATAACATATACTGGCATAGGTATGAATGTTAATGGTGATTCATACAATGCAAATTCTGCTCTCATTGATCTTAAGATCAATTCAAATTCTATTCTCAAAGTCACAGCTAATGGCATTCTTTATATTAATTCTGCTCCTATTGGAGGAGGATCAAATACTGTTGCTATTGCCGCATTCAATACAGCTAATGCCGCATTTGACACTGCCAATGCAGCTGGAGGTGGTTCTGGGGTAGCTATAGCAGCTGCTTTTGCTAAGGCCAATGCTGCCCTTGCAAATACATCTGGAAATACTTTTGATGGCAATCTTATCACTGGAGGTGACCTAACTGTCAATGGTCAGTTGTATGGTAATAATACAGTAGGTATAGGAACCAAAACTCCAAATACAACAATAGAAATAGCAGATAGAAGAAATCTAAGTCTACGCTTTTCATCTAACTTAGATCCTACATTCTATAGAGAAATAGGAAGAGATAACTTTTCTACTGGCAATTTCATAATAAGGAGAGCACAGGGAGGAGCATCCGTCGATGATCTAGTCATCGACACAGTAGGTAGAGTCGGACTAGGAACAGAAGCTGATTCTCTAAGTCATAAATTAACTGTCAAAGAGGGAGCAAATATAGTTTCATATCTGTTAGTTGATGGTATGAATGTTGCTCCAACGATTGCTTCTGCATATAATAAAGCTAACTCTGCCAATGTTCTAGCATATAATACGGGCATTGGAGCAAATTCTTGGTCAAATGGTGTAGGAGCATCAGCTAATTCGTTTCTTCTAACAACTCTTTCAGGTGCTAATTTAGTATCTAGTGCTGCCTTTGATAAAGCAAACTTAGCTAATGTTATTGCAGTATCATCATTCGACAAAACTAACTTATCTAATATAATTGCTTCAACTTCATATGATAAAGCAAATGCCGCAAACGTCATTGCTGTAGCTGCATTTGGAGCAGCTAACTCCGCAAATCCTACTGTAGGTCCAGCTGCCTTTGACAAAGCTAACTCAGCTAATATTGTCGCATCTTCATCTTATGATAAAGCAAATGCTGCTAATATTATTGCGTCGGCAGCATTCGACACAGCCAATGCAGCTGGAGGTGGTTCTGGGGTAGCTATAGCAGCTGCCTTTGCTAAGGCTAATGCTGCTCTATCAAACACATCTGGAGTAACATTTGATGGCAATCTTATTGTCTCGGGTGGCAGTGTCGGCTTAGACAACAATAGTCAAATGTATTTCAACGGTGTCTCTGGTGGAGCGTCTGATTATGGAGCGATGAGCTACGATAACAGTAATTCCCTTTTATTTAGAACGAATGCGAGCGAACGCCTCCGCATCGACTCTTCTGGAAATGTCGGAATCGGGACAACAACGCCAGCTTCAAATCTTCATGTTGTTGGAACCGCTAATATTTCTTCTAACCTAATTGTTCAAGGTATTGATGTTATCAATTCGATCATTGAAGCAAATACCGCAGTGAAATCTATTACTGGAACAGTTAATCAGATATCTGTTAGTGGAACAACATCCATTACTCTATCCACTCCTCAAAATATATCAAATACATCTAATCTAAGATTTTTCTCATTAGGAGTAGGAACAGATCCTTCAAATACTTCAGGTGAAATAAGAGCAACAAATAATATAACAGCTTATTATTCCGATGAAAGACTTAAATTAATTATAGGAAAGATAAATTCTGCATTAGAAAAAGTAAATTCACTATCGGGGGTTTATTTTGTAAACAATGACGTTGCAAAATCATATGGATATACTGATGAAAAACTTCAAGTTGGTGTAATAGCTCAGGAAATTCAAAAAGTTCTTCCTGAAATTGTAGTTCCCGCTCCATTCGATATCGCTAAAGATGAAAATGGAAATGAATACTCTAAGTCTGGTAAAAATTATCTAACGGTCCATTACGAAAAGATTATTCCTCTTCTTATCGAAGCAATTAAAGAACTTTCAGATATTGTTAATAAAAAGACTTGACATTCCTGTATTAATCATGTATAAATATACTCAGTTGGGATAAGGTAAAAAGCGTACCCAACTCCTTCTTTGCCTTCTGAGGAAAGAAGACTATCAACATAACTTAACTCGCTTAAAGATAAAAGGAGTAAAATAAATGTCTGACTATAATGATCCATTTACAGGAATTGCTCGATCAGTTACTATTGGATTCGATGACATCCTTCGCCGACTATCTGATCTAGGAGCTTCCGAACCTAATCCAAGAACTGGATTTCCTCCATATGATATCAAGAAAACAGGTGACAATACCTATGTCATTGAAATGGCCGTCGCTGGTTTTGGAAAGGATGATATCGAAATTACATTAGAAGAAGATGTTCTGACAATTAAAGGAAATATCCAAGCAGAATCTGATTCTTCAGGAACTATCTACAAAGGAATTGCTAAGAGAAATTTCACTAGAAAATTCACTCTAGCTGAAACAGTTCAAGTTCTGAACTCTGCTCTTTCAAACGGAATGTTGAAAATATTCCTAGAGAGAGTGATTCCAGAGGAAAAGAAGCCTAAGAAAATTGAAATCAATGATTCACCAATCACTTTAAAGGTTGAAGACTCAAAATCTAAGAAGTAATTCTTATAGTTAATTCGAGGACGATAAATAGAGCTAGGCACATCGCTTAGCTCTATTTTTTTAGGAGTATTTCAAATATGGCAATTCCATTCACAATAAATCACGAAATTCAAAAAATGCTAAAAGAAAGAAATCACTATAAGGGTGAGATCGACGGAATCATCAATGATGATGTTTTAGCAGGAATTGAACATCTTTTCTTTGAGATGGGAATAAATTATGCAGGATGGAAAACAGACAGAAAATTAATCGCTGCTGAAGAAGTATTTTATGAGACTCAAGGAATAGACGTAGGTGTTGTAGATGGTCTGAATGATCACTATATTCAACATGCTCGTGAAGTCTATAATGCGAAAAAGATTGGAACATGGAGAGATACTGCCGAAGAAATAATCAGAGAAAATTCTCCTCCTGATACTTCTGGAAGTCCTTGGGCAGCCAAATATACATTAACTCAAAAAGCTCTAGGAATAACTGCTGAGCAATATGACGCATATAGAGAAGCTGTTGGATAT